CATGAAGCGTGAGAACATTGCCGATCGTGGTATCTGGACTGCGAAGAAGCGTTACATTCTCAACGTATGGGACAGTGAGGGTGTTAGATACAAAGAACCCAAGATGAAAATCATGGGTCTTGAAACTGCTAGGTCATCCACACCAGCGTATTTTAGAGACAAGTTGTATGCAGCGTTTAAGATTATTATCGGCAAGACAAATGATGAACTTATCGATTTCATCAATGTTGTCAGAACAGAGACCAGAGAGCGACCCTATGAAGAGGTTGCCTTCCCCAGAGGATGTAATAACCTGGCAAAATATCGCCACCCAATTGAGATTTACAAGAAAGGAACACCCATTGCAGTAAGAGGTGCTCTACTCTATAATCATTATGTCAAAAAACATAAGGTAGAACACAAGCATCCTCTTATTCAAGAAGGTGAGAAGGTCAAGTTCATGTATCTCAAGACACCAAATCCAATTCATGAAAATGTAATTAGTTTCTTTGGGGAGTTGCCAAAGGAGTTTGGTATCGAGAAGTATGTGGACTACCAGACACAATTTGAAAAGTCTTTTCTCGAACCACTGAAAAACGTGCTATACTGCATTGGTTGGCAGCACAAAAAAACTGTCAAGATCGGGAGTTTCTTTGGGTGAGTAAACAAATCTATGTGGTAACATGGACTAACCATCTTATCGGTCAAGTAGGACCAGAGGACATCAAGTGCTTTGAGGACTATGCAACTGCTCTTGGGTTTGCTAAACTCATGAAGCAGAATTATAATTATGTAAACTTTTACGAGGAGAAAGTAGAAAAATGGGATTCCTAGATAATGTAATCAAAGAGTCTGGTAATGAATTTGCTAGTGTTGTTTCTGAAGGGGTTGCTGCAGGCGACATCACTTCTTATGTTGACACTGGGTCTTATATTTTTAATGCCCTTGTTAGTGGTTCGTTGTATAGAGGTCTTCCTTCCAATAAGGTTACTGCCCTGGCAGGAGAATCGAGCACGGGGAAGACTTTTTTTGCTCTCTCTGTCGTTCGTAATTTCCTTGACGCTAATCCTACAGGTGGTGTCATTTATTTCGAGTCTGAATCTGCTATCTCCCGCAATATGATTGAGGAACGTGGCATTGACAGCAAACGTATGATCATGATGCCTGTCTCTACCATTGAGGAATTTAGAACTCAAGCGTGTCGTATTCTAGATAAGTACATGAAGGAACCTAAAGAAGAGAGAGTTCCCATGATGTTCGTGCTAGACTCTCTTGGTATGCTTTCAACATCCAAGGAGATGGAAGACGTTGCTAATGACAAACAGGTCAGGGACATGACAAAGAGTCAGTTGATTAAGGGTGCCTTTCGTGTGCTTACACTTAAACTGGGTCAGGCAGGTGTTCCTATGATTGTTACTAACCATACATATGATATGATCGGTTCCTATGTTCCTACCAAGGAAATGGGTGGTGGTACAGGTCTTAAGTATGCTGCATCTACTATCATCTATCTTACTAAAAGTAAAGAACGTGATAGTAAGAAAGAAGTTATCGGTAACATTATTAAATGCGAAGCGAAGAAGTCTCGACTAACCGTGGAGGGAAGTAAAGTTGCAACACGTCTATTTTTTGACGAGCGAGGTCTTGACAAATACTACGGCTTATTGGAGTTGGGTATCGAACACGGAGTCTTCGGGAAGAACGGCAATAGGGTTCTTATTGGGGAAGCTTCCGTTTATCCTTCTGCTGTACTTGCTGATCCCGAAAAATACTTCACTGAAGAAGTGATGGAGAAGTTGGAGGAGGCAGCACAGAAAGAATTTAGTTATGGCAACTGAACGTATTGAAGAAACTATCCTACGTAATCTTCTATGTAATGAAGAATATTATCGCAAGGTAGTTCCCTTCCTCAAATCCGAATATTTTAACGACTACCATGAAAAAGTTATCTTTGAGGAGATCGCTGATTTCTCTAGTAAGTATGACAAGATACCTACTAAAGAAGTCTTGGCGATTAATCTCCAAAATCGTAATGATCTTACTGACGAAACGTTCAGAGATTCGTTATCGACAGTACAGGGACTATCAGATGAATGGGTTGATATCAACTGGCTCACAGACTCCACAGAAAACTGGTGTAAAGAACGAGCAATCTATCTCGCCCTTATGTCCTCGATCAAGATCGCAGATGGAGGCGATCCGAAACTATCAACGAATGCGATCCCAGGGATACTCCAAGAAGCCTTGGCTGTATCGTTCGACGAGCATATAGGACACGATTACATTGAACAAGCAGAAGAACGTTATGATTTCTACCACCGAGTCGAAGAAAAAATACCCTTTGATCTCGAAAAGTTTAACTTTATCACGAAAGGTGGTCTCCCTAACAAGACTCTCAACATCGCTCTTGCTGGTACAGGTGTCGGGAAATCTCTATTCATGTGCCATCAAGCTAGTGCCTGTCTCACTGCGGGGTACAACGTTCTCTACATTACATGTGAAATGGCAGAAGAAAAAATTGCTGAACGAATTGACGCGAATCTTTTAAATGTTTCTATCAAAGATATTTCTGAACTACCAGAAGTTATCTTCACTAGTAAGGTTCAGGAAATCTCTAGGAAAACTAGAGGCAAACTTATTATCAAGGAATATCCCACAGCGTCCGCTCATGTCGGACACTTCAAGGCACTCTTGAGTGATCTTTCTCTAAAGAAAGATTTTAAACCACAGATTATCTTCATTGATTATCTTAACATCTGTGCCTCTGCCAGATACAAAGGTGCAATTGTAAACTCTTACACTTATGTAAAAGCAATTGCTGAAGAACTACGTGGTCTTGCTGTGGAACATAATGTACCAATTGTCAGTGCTACCCAAACTACTCGTAGTGGTTATGGTAACAGTGATCCTGACCTTACTGATACTTCTGAAAGTTTTGGTTTGCCTGCTACTGCTGACTTTATGTTTGCGCTTATCTCTACAGATGAGTTGGAGCAGCAAGGTCGCATTATGATTAAACAACTCAAGAACAGATACAACGAAACTACTACCTCACGAAAATTCATGGTGGGCATTGACAGATCAAAGATGAAGCTGTATGATGTAGCGGATGATGCTTCCGATATCAGCATCAATGCAGAGGACACAGGGGAACAGTTCTCCCAGTTCGCTGACACACAAAACCGACTATCTAAATTTGCTGAATGGAACGTATGACTATTAAATTTGAACGTTATGAAGAATTTGTGGCAGCAGTTACTTCAAATACTTCTACAAACTTTGTTGACTTTGCTGATCGTATCGGTGAGCTTGATCGCCAAGGTGCCCGTATTGAACGACTGCTTACTGCTGGCGTTGGTATTAATGCTGAAGGTGGTGAGTTCCTTGAGATCATTAAAAAAATGGTCTTCCAAGGAAAACCGTGGAACGAAGATAATCGTGAGCATCTTATTATTGAGCTGGGTGACGTTATGTGGTATGTGGCTCAAGCTACAATGGCACTTGATATATCCTTCGATGAGGTGATTGCCGCCAACGTCAAGAAACTGGAGAAGCGTTATCCTAAAGGATCTTTCGACATCTATTTTTCTGAAAACCGTAAAGCAGGCGACAGATAATGTATAGTCTCTGGATCCACCTACGAGCATTCTTTTCTGTTGTAGTGGTGAGTTGTGCTCACCCTGTCAACTGGGAGCAATGTGTTCGGGTGGACCAGTGGCTCTTGCCAGAAGTCAAGGAAGGATATAAACTATGGTCAGGACAAACAACACCATACAAAAATGAACATGATTACATCAACCTCCCCTCTAAATAGTTAGGCGGGAGGTTTTTTATGGCAGAAAATATTAGTGCTGACGTAAATGAATTGCATTGCGCTTGGGTCCTGAACGGAAAAAAATGGAGTGGTGGTTTAGACGCAACCGATAAAAGAGTGTATGATGATCGTACAGAAAAACTCCAAAAGAAACCATTAGAACTTCAAGCAAGAATTCTTCAAGCAGAAAAAATGGCAGAGGAGTTTATAAAATGGGCAAATCGCCATGGGTATTCTGGTGTAAAGAATGTGTATTGGACTGCTAGATCAGATTTCAATTATAAAAGTTTGCCAGGAAAATTTTCAAAACTTTATGTTGAGGAAAGTAAAAATAATCCAACTGATGTATTAGTGGAATTTAAAAATTCTACTAGGTACGAAGATCCTCATCTTGGATTGTCTGCAAAATCTCTACTTAAAACTTTGACACAGGAAGCACCCGTAAAAAATCCTGGCATGGGTAAGATCGAAGACTTTATTAAAAAACCAGATGCTTTCCAAAAGATTTTAAAAGAAGGTGTTGATGCAGCACACAAAGAAACATCTATTCCTTATGATGGTAAGTATCTACACAAACAGAAGATTAAAAAACTTATTGAAGATAAAGATCCAGAGTTTTTAGTTGCTAGAGAAAAATATACTAAACAAATACTTGGTGGATGTAGAGCACTTCTTATCAAAGAACTCAATAGAATGGGTGATATTGATATGAAGATGTATATACTTGATGAACTTTTAGATACAGATAAACTTCCAAAGTACGTAAAAGTTACTGGAAGATCTGATGCAAAATTAACAAACATAGAAGCTACAGTAGATGATCCTTTATCCAATGCAAAATTTGAAGCACTGGTAAAGAAAAATCTTCCTCTGACTTATGAAGAACTTGGTGGTGATGACGGATATACTATCGGAGTTAAAGCAGGAACTAAACAAATTGTTCAGATTAGATTTAAATTTTCTGGTACACAACTAGCAACTGGATTGAAGATGAGTGTTGCTCCATGGCCTGGTTCAATTGACAGAGGAGTAGATAGAGAGGACTAATGTCAAACATCAAACAGCTCAAGCACCTAGAACACCTAGAAGATGAGATGCTTAACTATGGAGTAGATGGTTGCAAAGCCGCCGTGTCCTTTTTGAAAGAACTTCGTAAGATGTTAGGTCAGCAGGACAGTAGTGGATTCATGCAAACCAAATGGGATGGTGCTCCATCTGTTATATGTGGTGTGCATCCAGAGCATGGGTATTTCTTTGTAGGAACCAAGTCAGTATTTAATAAGACAGAACCAAAGATCTGTGCGTCAGAAGCAAAGATTGACATGCTATATCAGGGAGACTTGGCAGAAAAACTAAAGTTCTCTTTGAGATACTTTAGTAAATTAAATATCAAAGGAGTAGTCCA